CCGGTCAATCCATCTCTAGTACGTTTAAACTACATCTTAAAAGCAACGACATTCAAGCCTGGGGTGGTGCTATCACCTACGCTAAACGTTATGCTATATCGGCACTGCTAGACATTATTACGGAACCTGATGATGATGCAAACAAGGCAACCGACAGTGTGGTAAGAACAGCATTAGACAATAGACCTAAGGCTAAGAGCAACACAGGTGGTTCGTTTTATATGGAACCAGTAGATGACGCAAACAAACAATGGCTAAACAACACCCATCCTGAGTACGAGAACATCAAACAATGGGTTCGTGATGGTGGTAATCCATATAAGATACGAGATACATTCAAAGTGAATAATAGAATGATGGATTCGTTTAAGGAGTTACAATGATCTTCGGAGAACACCTAAGAATCGTACTTGAACCAGTGAACAAGATGGATCTAGCCAGGGAGTTAGGAATAAGTCGCAACGCAATTACCAAGTGGGTAACTGATGTGAATACACCTAATGTACCGAATCTAGTAGGCTTATCGAAGTTCGTATACGGTAAGAAGTGGCAACCTGAATACATAAAACTTTCTTTATTGCTGTACAAGCAAAAGAAATTGGGTTAGACTTTAGGTGGTCAGTATTAGGGGTAAGTTCAATCTTGGTTGGAACTTGCCCCTTTCTTTTATGGTGGTGGTGTGGCATTAGATATATGGTTGCAAAAGAAGTTTAAGGCAAACAAACTAACATTAAAGTTAGTTGCCAAAAAGACTGGCTTACATAAAAAATCAATATATGGATATGTATGTGGAGACTACGCACCACGTCTGATCAACCTAATAGCAATCGTTGAGGTGATAAGCATTGCTGAGAATACCAGTCCACTTAGGCTCTTGGTAGAGGCACTGCTATCTATAGACGAACTCACCTATGCGGAGGAACGCTACAACAAACGCACCTCCGCAAAGACAAGACATCTGCCTGCGTTGAAACTTAGTCAGCGTCCACAAGTTCTTTAAGAACTTTGTACAACAAGTTAATTAGGTCTTGTGCTAGTTCGTGACGTTCATCTTTTGTTAAACCACCACGACTATGACCAATAAGTTTTTTTACAAACAACACTAGTTCAGGTGTTAATGCCAATAAATCTTTATCCATAATGTACTCCTTGGTGTATTATCTTCTACTCTTTTTCCCAGAACACTTCCACTTTTTTCGTGATAAATTGTTTGGGCTGTTTGGGTCATTCCGTTTCTTAGGTGACAATCTCTTCTTGATTCCGTATGATCTGGCGCAGTAGGAGTCGCCTTTTTTTGTCCCCGGTTGTATACGATCCTTTCCAGATTTAGACTTGCCTGCTTGCCCATAGGACACCTTTCTTTTGCGACCAGTCTTCTTATTCTTAACAACCTTGACAAAACGTTTGCCCTTAGATGGTGTTGTTTTACGTGGCATTGTCTACCCTTATTAGTGATGCTTTAATCTCACTAATCATTGTGCTTAGGGTAGTAAGGCTTTGCTCCACTAAAGACATTCGCTTGTCCAGGTCAGTCATCTCTTGTACAATTGTTTTACGGATTACTTCCTCTTTTTGTTGCATATCTTTTATCACACCATCATACCTATCTCGTAGTTCTTGCTCTTTAGCCTCAGCCTTGACTTCACGCTCATCAGCCCTACGTTGTAGATCCTTGTTCTGAGTATACAGGAATATGGCGAATGCTACATTTGCACCACCACTCATCAATAGTTGAAATATTTCTGTTTCCATAGTAACCCCAATTATTCTGGCTCATTTTTTAAAGCTGCTTTTAATACTCGGCTGTTAATCTCAGCATCAGTAAACGGTCCATTGTTTCTAATCTCAACACTATCAAGCAATCCATTATATAAATTGTAGTACGACGACCCAGTATACTGAGCACCCAGATACAGTTGTCCAGAATTAGCTGCTGGAAGTTCAGCAGCTGTGGCGTTAAATTTTGTTCCATTGATATACAGGTTGATAGTTTTATCAGTGTTTAAATTTACAATGAATGAATACCATTTACCAGTCTCTAGTTTTGTTGTAAATGTATTTTTGTTTACTGCTGATGTGTTAGACGTATTGTAGTATGTCACAGCGTTACCATCAGCCTCGATAATAAACGCGTAACCCTCATAAAAAGTTGCTCCAGAATGTTTGGAAAATAGTGTGCTGTCTCCAACAAGAGCAGTTGCCTTAAAAAGACACGAAATGGAAAATACTTGACCAGCTGCATAATCATACGCTGGATCATCACTCATAGCTGCAGTATCGTCCGTTCCATCAAGATTTAAATATCCATTGGAATCTACTGTCGCACCCCCAATTAAAGATAGCCCAGCATTATCCTCTATACCTGTAATGTTAATCGGTTCATAACCACCACTACCAGGAACTTCGACTTCGACCCTAACAGTTTGTGTTTTAATGATGTTGCTAAAAGCACTTACTGGCATAATGACCTCCTAGATGTTTGCGCTAACTTTATCAATCTTACTGAACTTGTATTTTAGATTGATAAGTGTTGCATCACCTGCGCTGTAGGTTCTACCTGTTCCCCTAGCACCACAAACAAAGTATGTATAAAGTTGCGAAGACGTATAGTCAGTAGACAACATACCTGCAGCTACATCACTTTCGTGTACATCACTTGCGTTTACAGTTGCTAGTCCTAATGTTCCGTGTCCACCAATTAAAGAAATGTTACCAAATCCAATTGTGTCATTAGTATTAAGTGGTGATGTGTTATTAAAACCTGCTCCAGTAAAGTAAACACCAAATGTATCAGCATCAGTATTCGCAAAGTTCCAACCGTTGCCTACAACATTATGAGCAATTGTCCCTACTGCTGTTGACGTGGGATCGGCGCATACACCAAAACCCCAATTGAAATATCGTAGCGCCCCTGCTGTACTGCCTTTCATTTCGAACGAAACAGTCAGAATAAAAACATCAGTACCTAACACTGGTGTTCCGTCGTCATAATATGCACCCTTATACCATCGAGGAGCAACGCTGACAGATCCGATACCTTGAATCTGTAGTTGATTATTGGCTACTCCAAGAGCGTTAACACTAATAACAGAACCTGATGCACTACTAGAAACACTTTGAATAAAATTGGTTGAATCTAACAATGTCCAGGTTCCATCATCTAACACTAATGGTTGGTAATAACTGATTCTACTATCATTAGTATAGATGTTTTTTGGAAAGGCATTAACTGGCATAATGACCCCCTACTCTGACCAACTTATCTGTGCATAATCAATAGTGACTGTTCCGGCATCTACTTTATAAAATACATAAACATTATCTGTATTTGTTATTGATTCCCAAAATGGGTAATCTTCAAATAAGATTTGACCACAACCTGTAGTTGCTGTAGTTAAACCTATATCTAATGCAACTTCTGTATCACCCAACACAGTGAAATCACCAGTTGCGTCAGTACAAATTCTAAATGTTACCTTTGATGCTCCACCAGCAATAGACTTCACGCGAATAATCATTGATCGCAAAAATCCTTTAAATGCATTCGACACGTTTATTGATGGAGTAACGTTCAAATCAAATAAATGAAACTTGGCTACATTATAAGATGTACCAACGCTTGCTATATCAGTATCGTTTACAATTGGATGTAAGAATCTACCTGTTTTTGCCATCTTCTTCTCCTTCTTCTGATGGTTGGTTTTGTTCTATGTGTTTAAGTATACCACTTTTAGATAGGTCAGTCTACGGTTTCTTTAACGTGGATCTTCAAAACCCTCTTCTTGTTCTTTCAATTGATTAACACGTTCTCGCATTTGTTGTAGTCTGCGCAACGTTTGCTGAAGATCAGTAACCCCTGGTTTAGTAACTCGCATAGGTGTGTATGCGCCAGTACCTGCAAGTACACGTTCTGTTGTATTTAGGTCTTCGTATGGTGTACCCTCGCCATCAAACATTTTGTAATAGTCAAAAATAGCAGTTTCAGCATAACGACTTGGATCTAGTACATCTACTACTTGTTCTAGCACAGGTGGCATATCTACGTTTATCGCACGTAATACTTGACCCACAACACTCATATTTCTCCAGAACTGCGCTTCTTGTTCTTTAGATAAATTGTAAACCATACCATTAATAGCATAAACAGAACTTGGATCGTGTACAGGTATGACTTTATCTCCTGTTAACATATTTATAAACTGTTGTGTACCTGCGTCACTACCAGTAAAGTTGTATACCAATCCAACTATTTCAGGTGGCACTCTTTTGTGTCTTTTCGGCGCAGTTAAAAACCCACTGTAATTAGGGTTAATTAATCTAGTAAGAGTTTCTGCAACATCTTCCCTGGCTTTAGGATTAACAGACATATCAAATATGTTTATTAGATTTGCGTATCCCTCAAATAACGGCACTGCCGGACTAAACAACCAAACATCTTTCTCGGAGTTTTCTTTCATATACGCTTGAAAACCTGCACGTACCTGCATATAGTTTGGCATTGTTGCCTGATACGGATAATCTTTACCGTCATTGGTCATTTGTGTAAAAAGACTAAGGTCTTTTTTTGCACGTAATAGTTGTATAGTATTAACTAATCTGTCTGCATTAAATAATGTTTTTAAAGCAGTCAAGAATATTTGTCTATTGAACACATAAAAGAATAAAAACTTTTGTATTGTTTGTTCTAAGCCTGATAGTTTCATATAATTTAACAAAGACTCTGTACCACCTTTTACTGCATCTGTAAGGTTCTGACCTTTTCTAATAGCATTAATTGTATTTGCTACCCTGTGTGCCATATCGGCTTGTATAGGAAAACCAGTAATAAAAGAATATGTATCGCCTAATACTGTTAATATATTCTTTTCACTTAAACCGGCATCCTTAAATAGTTTAATTATTTCACCATCTTGTAAAAGACTTCTTGCATAAGAAAGATCTGTTGCAACACCTTTTGATTCAATGGCTTTGTATATTTCACCATACGTGTAAGACCTACCAAACCTATCAGTTACTGCGACTTTGTAATAATCAGCAGACTGAGGTGTTCTGCCACGAAATACCGCATTGTATCCTTGTATTATATCTTTAGGGCTACTAACCCTACCAGTTGTAGCCAATTCTATTGCTGGTGCTGTCATAGCATTTTGACCTATGAATCTAGGACGGAACGGTAAAATAAAATCGTACATACGGTTTTTTAACATTCCCATAAATTTTAAAAAATCGCGTTTAATTGTACCTTGGTCCTTTTTTAATATTTCAAACACGTCATTAATATGTGATAAACCGTGTTGCTCATACATTCTAAAGAATTCAGCATAGTTTTGTTCACCAAAATATGCTTGACCTAAACGATTAGATGAACCAAATATGTCGTCAACAACATTTGCAATAGATTGCATATCCGTTTCTACTATACCTCTATCAAACAAATCATTCTTTATTGCAACGTTCTCTACATATTGTACTAGGTTAAAAACATTTTCATCATATTCTGTATATCGTATAGGTTTGAACCTTTTTATTTGTATAAAATTATCAAACCTATCGTCTGCTTTTACAACATCACTTCGTACTGCTTCAAAGTAAAACTCAAACAACTCTTCTTGATCAGACTTTTCTATCAGTTCCATTATCTCATCATATTGACTATTGTTTAATTCTAGTTGTAGTTCTCTATCTTTTTCAAGATTTTTTATACGTTTGTCACGTTGATTAAGGTGTGATGTTTTTTCTTGTTCTAATTGTTTCTTTGCTTTTATTCTAACTAACTTTGCCTCTTTAGTTCTTTCACCTTTAACAGATTCTCTCGCTAATCTAGCAACCTCTTTACTTGCGTCTACTTTAGCAGTGTATTCATCTTTTACTATTTTCAACCTAGCATCTATATCACGATTAATACTTTTAATAGTTCTTTCATAAGACTTTGTGTATCCAGGTCTTAAAAGTTCTTTCATTTCTGTATCAAACGTTTCCAATAGATCACGTAAGTTATCAATGTCTGCAATCGCTGTATCAGCTGCAGCACTATTTAATAGTTGCGTAGCCGTATCATAGTTACGCCGTCTATCAAAATCTTTAATCATTTCTTTAGCCAAAGCCTTTGCAGCTTTAAAGTATTCAGGACGAGATACTGTTATTGATGGTGTTAATGATTGCAAGTTTACATCATCTAACATTGGCAATGCTATATCGTGTACTGCCTCTGCTTGGGCTTTAAAGACTTCTTGTATTAAGTACCCTCTCATATACTCATTTAAGATTCCATCAGTTAACTCTTCTAGAGTTGCAGGCACTTGTATATCTGTTGGAACTACATTGCTTTTTAATAAATTTATTCTGTCGTCACCATCATAAACATATCTTTTATGTAATATGTCTCTCCATTCGTATACACCATCGGTAAGTATTCTAGTAAAGTCTGTTGGGTTGTCAATTAAGTCTCTAGTCATTGCTTCTGCAAACAACCGTAATTCTTTTAAACCCTCTGCTGTGTATATTTTATCGTGTGTAAATACTTTAGTATCATAAAAGTCGTCAAGGTAACTATAGTTAAGGACTTCTTTTCTTGGTGCTAACATTGTATGCAAGATTACTTCAAACATACTTGCAAGGTCACTTCTTTGTGCAAGTTTTCCAGCACCATCTACTTGGGTTTTACCACGTATATAGGCACTAAATGCTTGATATGCGTCTTTAGGTGGTTCAGTCAAACCATATTGTTCAAATTCAAGTTCAACATTTTTTAATCTTTCACCAATTTGATTCCTAGCAACAGTTAAACCTTGTCTTGCTTCTTTTAACATTTGCTCTTGCATATATGGCAAAGACTCAGGATCTAGTTTCATCAACTTAACTTGTTGATTAATTTCACGACTTGCTTGATTAGCCACTCTAGTCTTTAATCCTTTTGCAAACCTTGCTAATCTACCGTCAAGTCTTTTACTTAGTGTCTCGTATGCTGTAGTGAATTTGTCACCTACATCTCTTCCAAACATTTTTATGTCTTCATATAAAGATGCTCTATCAGGACTTCCAACAGCACTGGCTAATGTTTCCTGTTCTGCTTTACTTAAATTACTTACCATTTCTACAGGTAAGTCTACTTGTAATTCTCTAGCCTTTTGTTCTAGTAATGTATCAACTATTCTACGTTGATCAGTTAGAAACAGTCTATTGTTATCACGTATGTCTGTTAGTATTCTACGTCGTTCATCACGTTTTAAAGGTAATCTTGCCACTTCTTGTAACAACATATTTTTATCTGCATTGCTTAATACATCTAATCTAAGAGCAGTAGCATCTCTGTCTCTAGTTACATTGTAATAGATCATTTGTTCCCAGTCTTTATTCCTGGTATACGAACCTCTTAAATAATCTGCCTCAACTATCCTCGCTGATTGCAACAATCTTTCTATGTTGTTTTTATCTGTTGCTAATGCTAAGAAAGTTTTCATTATGTTGTTATCTGCTAATGAATCTTCTATCTTTTTAAATGATTTATCATCTACAAACACCCGATCAGTAAGTCTCCTTACGTGTCGTAGAGTATTCAAACCTTTAGGAAACAAATCAATTGTTGCCATTAGTGACATTCTGTGTTGTAAGGCTTTTTGTATATTAACAATGTCTAATTCATTCAATCTATAGTTGTGTCCGTAATTTCTACGAATGTACTTCAATGCACTGTTTATATCGTTGTTTGCTGTAGGAAACTTTTGTTTTAATTCTTTGTAATTATCAGAACGTTTTATAGCCTCTACTGCTCGTTCTGCCGTACTACCTGCTTGTAGTGTATCAACCAAATATCTTTGTGGATAATATGTACGTAAAGATGCTAAATCGTCATTATTAAATAATAGATCACTGTGTTGTTTATATACTTGTTTTAGTTCTTCAACGCTATTGGCTCGTTTCATTTGTTTAGCCAATACTGTTGTTGGAAAGTTGTCTTCTAAACTAAGATAAGCATCATACTCGTCAACGCCACTATTACGTTGCAATAAAAAATGTTCGTGCGCCTCTATTTCACGTCTAATTTTTGAACCGGCCTGGAAACGAATGTCGTAACCATTCTCTATATCACCACCACTGTTCAATGCTTTTTGATACTTTTGTGGCATTGAACCGATAATTGCCTTAACAACCGGTTCTTTTTCGGCTCTAATAAGAAACTGTTTTGTTAATTCTGGTTTAATGCTAGTTACACCACCCTCACCTAACGCTCTTTCTACTTTTGTAATGTTTTTTGTATCTATAACTGCACTAGGAAATTTCCAGAAAAGCGGATCTACAGGGTTTAAAACATCAGCACCAATGTATGGTACACCTACTATAGTTTTGGTAAGCAAATCGTAACCCTCACCCTCTATTGCCTCCATACCTAATTCAAACAGAGTTGTACCTTTTGCATATCCAGCAGGTATGCGTTGCCACCATTCATCAGAAGCATACTGTGGTGTTGTTTCTTTTAACTTTTGTTGCCTACGCTCTTCTGCACCCATCATATAACCTAAAGTTAAAGGAGCAGTTTTTTGTACGTCATCTGAAAAAGGTGCTTGTATTGCACTTGATATAGGTTTTGCTATATATTCAGTTGCTAAAGCCATAGCCGGAGTAATTGCTGGTGCAACTGTTTCTAATGCTACTGATCCGGCTCCTCCTATTTGTCGAAAGAAACTGCCCAACATAGTTTCAGTAGTACCACCAGTGTACATTGTATCAAACAACAAACCCTCATCTATAAACTGTTCAGGATTAGTTAGTATCGCATCTTTTAATTCAGGATCTAAATACCAAATGTTTCTTGGTTGTGCGCCTACATCTACTTCTGATAACGCTTTTGCTAATGCGTTTTGTGTATACAGATTTACTTTCTTTGATAAATCTTCATACGGACCAGTTGTTTGTGACACTATTTCATAGTTACCTTTTATAATGTTATCTTCGTGAGTATACCCTGTAAAAGGTTTTTCAAACCGTTTGTTATTTTCAATATATATTAATAGGTCTGTAGGTATATCTACTTCGTATTGTCCGTCTACCAATATTTTAGTATGATCATATTCTTTATTAGGAAACACATTTGTTTTATAATGGTATATACGGTCGTTAACTTCTTTATTTTTTAATGCTTTAACATAAGCCATTTGAGCAGGTGTGTAGTCTGGAAACTTTTGTGAACTTTGCCTTACCTGTGTTCTTACACCACTTTTATCAAAATCAAACTCTATATCTTTAACAGTCTCTAAATTATTTATTTCCTCTTGAGCTGCTGCTAATGATTCCTCTTGATTCAAACCCTCTCTTCTTTTTATTTTGTAAACAGTATTTAATCCAACAAGATGTTTAGTGGCTATATTAGAATCTACTCCTTGTTGTATTAAATAGTTTTTATATCCGTCAAAATCCCATTCAAAAGATGATTCAATACCTGCTGACTCTGGTCTAACTGATTGTAGTTTTACCATATCTTCAACACGTTCTACAAAACCTTTGTCAGGTCTAGGTACAACAGTAGCCGGAGTAGCAGAACCAAAGAGCAACGAATCGCCTACTGCCATTTCTTCTGGTGTTCCATAACCAGACCGATAACTTCTTTGACGTATGTTGTTTACTATTTCTATCGCTTCATCAGCACTGTATACAAAACTACCATCAGCATTTTGCAATTGTCCTAATGCTGTAATTGCATCCGATTCTGTCATTGCCATTTCTGCAATGCCTTTTTCAATTGCTTTTAAATCAGTCTGCAAATCTACAGGCAAAACAGTTCTAGCCATTGTTAATCTCCAAACACAGAAGTTGTGAATCGTTTATCTAAGATTACGTCTTGTTCAGCAAGCGATTTATTCATTAATTGTTTACCAACCATTGTCCAGGTTCTTAATAAATTAAAATATGTTTTATACTGTTTTTCAGTTATAGCACCATTTTTGTAAGCAAAGTCTATTGCTTTATATGCCTCTTTCGATTTATCATTTAGGTCTTTTGGATCTGTTAAAGCACCCCAGTTTGTTTGTAAAATACGTAGTAGATTTGCATTATCTTCTTTAGTTGCCCCATCTACGTATTGATAAAGAGTCATTTCATCTAAATTTTTGCTTGCAATTATTTCTTTTGCAGTATCAAAAGACCGTGCTTGTTCTGGATTTACTAATTTAAATACATAATCAAAAATTGCATCTCTATATTTATCGTATTTTTCTGGATCAGATAATCTAAATTTAGAATTTTGATCTAATAATTTTAATGCTGTAATTTGAACAGCGTCTGCAACAGACTGTTGTGTAGCACCCTCTTTACTTAATTCAATTTCCATTCGAGAATCTAAATTTTGTATTGCCATTTCTGGTGTAAACTGCTCTAATCTAAATACATCTTCATAATCTTGCTGTACAGAAACACCATCAATAGTTATATCACCATATTGCTGAGCATAACTGCCTTTAACTGGAAGTTCTGGTAAAGGATTATCTAGTCCTAGTATCTCTTGAACAACTGTTTGTTCTGTACGACTAGGGGCTGATACTGCTGGTGTAATACGTGTTTGTACGTCTGCTGGTAATTCTGGTGTATTACGTGTTTCTACGTCTGCTGGTAATTCACTTGTTGCTTTAGGTCTTTGAAAGTTCTGTTGTGTACCTTGTTGTGTTAATCTACTAGCAAACAAGTTATCAAGATATGCTTCAGCATCTTTTTGTGACATTAGTTCATCGGTAGTTTCTTGTGTTGGCTGTACCTTTGGTTGTGCAACCGGTTGTGCCACAACCGGTTCTGTAGGTATTGCTGGTGATTCCGCTACAGGTTCTTGATAGTTACCCTGCCCAAACTTTGTTTTTAATATTCTTCTTGTCCCGCCTATAGCGTCACCAACAGGAATTTCTACGTTTTCTAGGTTCAACAATTGTTGTTCTATATCTCGTAGACGCTGTTCTTGTCTTTCAATTTCTGGTGTATAGTCTTGTACTGGTGCATCTGTAACAGGTTTTACACCTGTTCTCGACCTTACTGTGGTTCTTCTACCAGAACCACTACCACTACCACTACCTCCAGAACCACCTATTTGCAAAAATGAATCTTCTATAATTTTGTTTTGACCAGCCTCTCCTGCAACATCGTATATTTCAATGCGTTTGTTTAGTTCTTCTAAACGTAATAATTGACTGTCTAATGCTTTTGCTAATTCAGGATTTTGATTAGTATATTTTTGTATAGCCTCATCTTGCTCTACAGACAGAACGTTTCCTTGAGCTCTTTTCTTATATGCTTCTTTTACAAACTCGCTATTCTCGCCACGTACTCTTTCATTAATTCTTTGTTCTATATCTTGTGCTAAATTATTTCTATTTTCGCGTTGCGTATTTTCCCATTTTAATTTATCTATGGTTTTACCTCTACTACCAGAACCACTACCACTGCCACTACCACTGCCAGATGTAGTCGATACAGCAAAGCCTCTACCTCTCTGTTGTTCTTCTTTCCAGGTTGCTGTGTTTGATGCACCAATAGCGTCTAGTTGATGTGCGCGTAAAGCGTCAATACCTTGTTGTGTACTAGCACGTTGGCGTTGTAAATCTTGCCGTAATTGATCAACTCTTTGCTGACGTTGCTTTGCATTTAGTTGTTCTGTTTGGAGTTGACGCATTGCTTCTTGATTAGCAATTTGCCACAACTTATACTTTTCTTGGGTTAATAGATTAGCCCACGACTGACCAGATGGTGTAAGCGCAGGGTTAGTATTATTGCCTTTAATAATATATTCACCACCAACTTTATCAATAGCCATTATAAACCTCCCATACCCATTATAGTTAAATAATAGTTTAATGCTTCTTCATCTGACATATTTGGATTATTTGCTCTAAATTGTTGGAATCTAATCATATCCTGTTCAGTAAACCCTCTACGTGCAAGTTCCGTTTGACCAGTTATTCCCATACCCATTTCACTTAATATATTTGTTGGTCTAAAACCTGGACTTGTTGGTAGAATTGGTGGTGGTGGTATTGGATTATTACCAAATGTGTACGTTCTTGGTCTAGTAATTCCTGTAGTTGAATCTGTAACGGTAGGGTATTCTTGAGCAATTGTTTGCATTCTATTACTTGCTTCAAAACCTTGTGGGAACAATCCATCAGGTCCACTTTCTTTTTGCAATATAGGGAATGTTTCTTGTATTTGATCCGGAGTAGCACCAGTTGTTTGCGATACAGTTTCTACACGTTGTTGTGGTGGTTGATTATACAATGTTTGTAAAGTTTGACCCATTATATATGCTTCTGCTCCTGCAAGCGCTGGAGCAGTCAGAGCATCAATTCTTTGTGTTAAACGTTCATCTTGTGCAGCTCTTAGGTCTTTCATTTCTTGTCGTTGCTCTGCTTGTTTTTGCAAGTCAATACCTAGTAAAGTAGATGCTATTTGTGCTTCAATTGCTTCACGATTTTGTTGCGCTAACATAGCCTGTTGCAATTGTCTTGCTGGTTGTGCTGTTGGAGTTGCAAGTCTACGCATTTCAGCATCTGCACGTTTCTGTGCTTGCATAACTGGTTGTTCTAATCTATTTCTATAATTAGCAAACTGCTCTTCAGTTAAACCTAAAGCATTCATCTCTTCTAAACGCTTTAACTCTTCAAGACGTTTTTTTTGAGCCTTATCTGTTTTATACTGAGTATAAGCACCTGGTATTGCTTGAGCTGCAGTTGCTCCAGCACTTATTAAACCCATTGTTAACGGATCCATTATACACTCCTAAACGTGAAACGTTTCTATTAAAAATGATTGACAATTTATATTACCTTTTTCTAATTTAGGATTAACTGCCACACTAAACTTGTATCTACCTACATCTAATTGTATCATACGGCTAATCATTATGCTCCTGTGTCCAGAACTTATACCATCTGAACCTGGATTGTACGCACCTAATGAAGAACCTGTTGTAGTATCTTCAAACACGTATGATCTAGTTCCACCATAAGTAGTAATCAAACCATCTTTTTCATATTGTAATTTAAATGTATTATCCCATTGACCATTACCTGGATACCGACCACTACCAGTTGGTGTATTTTCATCACCTACCGCTTTAAAATATATTGTAATCATTACCTTAGTATTGTTTTTGTATATAACTACTTCTGCGCCAGTTGTATTTAGGCTTTGATAATCTTCAACAGAAGTAGATGTTTGATTACGTCCTTTTGTTGTTGCAGAAAAATATGCAAAGTCGTGTCTTAATCTAATTATACTACGACCTTGTATTGTTTTAGTTACAAACTCTGCTGTATTTACAGCATTTACAAACCTAGGTGTAGCAATACTTTCACCTACTACTGAATCTACAGCAATGTCTCCAGCAACAATTTGTTGATTAACATATAACTGCAAGGCTTGTTCGTTTGCTTGTTGATTATCTGCTGTTAATACAGCACCATCAACGTATGTATAAGGTTTTACAAACGCCATTAGTTCTCCACTACAATAACTTGTATGTGATTATGTTGGACTCTTAGTGTATTACTTGCAAAACCAACACAGCCTTGCAATTCAACACTGTCTATTGTTACGCCTGGTGCTAATGTACAAAGACCACTAAAGCCAAAAGAACGCCATTGTATAGGATTAGTAGTTCCATTGTAAGATGTGTTTGTTCTTTGTGATGATAGTACATTAAAACTATATGTTGCATTTGCAACATCAACAGTAGATCCCCCACTGTTTAGTGTCATTAACAACCGAAAAGCATAAGTATTACGGTTTATTTGTGCAGGTGTACCGTTACCTCCTGATGGTGTGCCAGGTAAAGTAAGTTCACTTACCAATCCAGTTGCTTGTACTCTAACTACTACATTACCGTGTGTAGTATATGCTGGAAGAACTTTTGATAATGATGCACCATTTGCTATAGTAGCCATTGTTGTACTAGATGTTGCCCAATCAGTAGATCCACCATAATCAAATGTAAACAACTGATTTATTCTATTGGCTGTCGTATCGCTAAAGTGTGTCCTATTAAGACAATCAGTTTCTATATTCTGATCATTAATAGAATCACCGGCAACTGCATCATACACAGTGTTTAGTTGACTTGCGTTAGGTGCTACACCACCATCAAAATATTGATTACCAATTTTTCCCATAGTTACCTCTTAGTATTGCAAGCCCAAATAGAAGCACCATATATTTCTAATATAGATTTACAAGGTGTTATAGTACCTGCTGATGCGCCAACCTTATCTTCTGCTCCATCATTAATAGTCTGCCATTTTAACTCTAGTTTAATGTTTTGCGTTCCTACAAATATATTAAATGGTATGCACAAGTTTTCTAATCTAGGATAGACTCTTCCACTTTCTGCTATTAGTATATCATTACAAAATAAACCCCATCTTGTCCACCATTTTTCATTCCATTTATTAGCACCTGAAACTACATCAACACCGTGTCGAAAGTCTATATCAATGCACCCTGTTAAAGTACCCTCAGAACTTTCAAACTGTAATATAAAATCATTAAAAGTATTATCTATATCTCTTAAATTGTTCCAACCACTAGACCAATTTGATGCATTCAAATCAAAACTTAATAAAGGCAAATGTATGTTAACACTGCCCTCGTATGTGTTCCAACGTCTAACAAAATAATAATCTTGTGTTTGTCCATTAAAAACAAAACCATAAACATTAGCAGTAGAAGTACTGGTTACTGATGATGGTACAAATTTAAACTTATCTAATGTATTGATAGGAAAGTTTTGTCCATCAATACGTCCATTGTAAACACTAACAACTGCTTGTGTATTATCATTAATGCTTTCTGGTTTAACCTGATCAAACCGTTTTTGACCTTGTTGTGTATATACTTTCATCGTGATTGTCCTCTCTGCAAACGTGTAGCCTGGTTAAGAGCAGGCAATGCTTGTGCATCAGATAATATATTCATAGACAATAAATGCCATTGAGTGTCATCAGTTGAACGTATGCCAAATTTAAACTGATCAACTAATTGTGTGTTTACATCGTATCTAAGAACAATCAATCTTCCATCAGATATTTTACTTTCGTTTATTGTAAAAGGTACTTTTGTTACAGAGGCATCTTCAGCACCAAACACTGCATCTTCTGCAACTGTGTATACAGTTTCTGATCTAGCTTGTTTTTGTGCAGATGTTGCATTCTCTATGTATGAATAATCTGTACTGTAAAAGAAGTTAAAAGAGTTATCACCATAAGATAATAATCGTAACTCAACACTATAGAATCGTATCTTTACATCATTCTCATTAAAGTTATACCATTCAGATTCCCACGTGTGACCTGGATTAGCAGCGTTTGTTATTGCTAATACACCATTACCATCAGATATAGATGATATTGTACAAGATTGACCCCAGTTATTAGCGTTCGTCATTACCTGTAACGCACCAAATTTATCAGTAGTTTGGCTTGCACTAATAGTCCAATCTGGTGCTGTGCCTAACAAGAACAATCCATCAACCGTTGTGGTCATAGCAGACCAATATGCTTGTTTAGCATTGGTTAGTGATGTTCTTATAGACCAAGTAGGATTACCAGTCATAGTGTGTAAAACAATACCTGTGTCCGGCACAACACTATCATCTGATGGAAAGTGTATCCAAACCTCTCTTTCAATAGTACTATAAGATGCAATTGTCTTATGAATCATAGAGTAGTTCATTCTATTCAATAGATCATCAATACCAAAACTAATCTTTTGTACACTTAGACTAGCGCCACCATTCAGTCCACCAGTAAGAATGTACACACCTTGTTCGTTTAAAAATATAATACCTAGTTGTGGTATAACTACTACACTGTTTGGTGCTGTTGTACCTACAGTATTAGTAATAGTTGAAATATTAAAACCATTACTATCAAAACTTATAATATTTATAGCAGATTCACGAAAGACTATTAAATTATTATAAAAAGATTGCAACTGTGTAACATCTCCACCTCGCAATGTACCTACTTCAAAATAACTTAAGACACCAAACTGTTCGAATAAACCTCTATCAGAGTATATAATCTCAGTTCCTTTTGCTAACCAAAGACGGTTATCCCAGTTTTCACCAACCTTAAAGTCAGTAGTAATTGTTGTACTAGCAATTAAATCAGGCGCTCGATCAACCAGGTATCTATCTGGTAATGTATCAATATAAAAACGACTGCTGTTTTCATCAATTTGTTTTAGAAAATAATATGATCCACCACTTGTATTAATTTCTTTTGTTCTATAGATACGACGAGCAACACAGCCCTCTTCACCTAATGGCAAGTCTAATGCTACTCCATATCGTCTAGTTGAAGCACCAGAGGGTTTTTCCCACGAAACTTCTTGCTCACCGCTTAAAGGTGACTCCGCACCTGTATCTGTAATAGTAGTTAATTTATAACGATATGTATATAATTGTTCTGGTGTTGCTTGACCCAATCCAAACACTGTACTTTTCGGGTAGGCTATTGCTGTACCCTTAAGTACTTTATCTTCAAAATATTCAGTATCTACATCATAAGGAGATACTGTTGGACTTCCAATAGCAAAACCAAAGTCTCTATATGTTTTATGACCACTAAATAATATGGCTCTGTCACGTCCATTAATAATTAGTAGGTGATTACCTAAGTTTATATACTGTGTACAAGTATCACCTAACTTAGGTACGTATCTATTACTATCAATAATCTCTATATCTTTTTCATAGAATGTACCAGCGTATGTAGTACCTTGTCCTTTGTTTCCTAGCACATAATACAACACACCATTCTGTTCAACAAAAGTATAAACATCATTAGAGTTTTGTCGTTTCCATTGGTAGCAACTGTCTACTTGTTTTTCAAAGTACTTTTGCAATGTGGCTGTAGATACAGTCCAAGATGCTGGACTTTTCCACCAAGATTGAAAACCAACATTAGCCACCCATCCACCCTCGACAGACATTCTACAGTTTAATACTGTTTCTGCATCACCGATTCGTGGAGTTAGTATTCTATTAATACCACCTAATGGAATAAACTTTTTTAACTTTTGCGACTTCACGGCAGTCTCCGTAAAGTAGTTCCATCATAAGTTGGGCGACTATGGGCAAAGTGAAACTGTCCACGTCGAACACGTTGATCAACCTTGTCTACATATCTTTTTGCTAATACTGTTATCTCTTTAAGATACTTGCGTTCATAAGTAGTTGCTAACTGCTGTTGACCAAGTTTAAGGTATATATCTTCTAATGCTTTGTAAACAATTAGTTGGTGAAACTCGTATGGCATTTGTGGTACATCTGTTGATAGTAAAAGGTCCTGGGGCTTTTTGTATATACGCATAATCCCCTCTCTTACGTAATCGTGGAATGTTGTAATAGTACCACCACCATCTTTAATCTGAACAACTTCAAAGTCAAACCCATTAACACGTGGGTATGGTCTAATCTGTTGGTGTAAACCATCAATCTCAATGTATCTTTTTGATCCATTATCCAACTGGTTAATGTTTAAAATTTCTTGAAAGGCACTTGTATCTGGACTTATTGCAACTTCTAAATAAGCAGACGAGTTTCTGGTTCCCCCACCTTTGGTTACTGCTAACCAGCACGGTAAACCTTTACGCTCACCGGTATTCTGATCAAAGTTCTTGTTCCAATATACAACTTTACGATAACCCTCCCACTGTGTAGCAACCTTATCTGCTGTGTTGTATGTATCTGCTTGTATAACTAAGTCATCCCAACCTAAAAAGGACACCTTAATACCTTTGTTGTTGTTGGCTATAGTATAAACTTTGGGTTCTGACAATCCACCAACTTTACCATCTTTAAGAAAAGCCCAGCATATCTCATAATGTTTACCAGTAACAAAGTTACCTGCTGTTTCAGATTCCTCTAACTTAATGTTTTCTGCTGGAGGTATATCTATTGTTGGTGTTGTTATGTATGCTTCTGCATAAGAATTCGCATAGTCTACACGTAGATCAAGATCCTCTTCTCTTCGTGGTAGGATTGCTGTAGACTTACCATAAGGGTTTTGTGAACCTGTAACACTAGTATATGGATAATCTCTGTGTCCAAGATACAATAGTTCTAAGCAGTTTTCTGGTAAATCATAGAATCTTTTCTTTATCTTCCATCCAGTATACTTATCTCCTAATGTATACGTTGTTCCTTTGTACGCCTCTGTTAATAGCAACTCAGTTACTGACAATACCTTAGAGATAGTATACTCCATAGTATCTATTTCTATAGGTTGACCCTCCCATATATCGGGATCGTGTAGTCTATCAATACCAGCACTAAGTGTAACTTTACGTTCACCTCTATTCACAGCCAAGTATACAGCAGTTGTAACTGCGTTTTCTAGGTCTGTAGTTGCAGTAATGTCTACGTGAAAACGCAAAAAGTCTAGTTCGGTAGCAAAGTTCCACCGTTTCATAGTCCATATACAGTAGTATGCGTCATTGATTAGTTCATCAAGTTGATCGTTAAACTGCTGTAGTTCAGGACTATAATCTGTAATGTTCTTAACCTTTTCACGTAATGCTTTAAGATTAGCCATACCTTACTCCAATAAAAAAGGGTGAGATGTTAAACCAAATCCTGGACACCCCACCCTAAAGTACAAAGACTTTTTTATTTAAAATTGTTTAATAACAATAATTGTAGCAACATCTGCCGGCAAAGGTGCTGTACCATCATCTTCACAAGCGTATGCAACAGGTGGCAAAACATCAGAGTTTGCGTAGTTTTTCAACTCACCTGCCGTTGTAAACACTGACAATGCTGAACCTTTGGTTACAGAACCATCAGTTTTTGCTTCACACAATCCAGCAATGCAAACATCTACTGTTTCACCAATTTCAGCTGCGCCTAATGCAACACCAACAAAAGCCGTGTGTTCTGCATCATTGCTATCTGCTTTTACAACGTGAATCATTTTATCGCCATTGCCTGCTTTTGTAATGTCAAAAGCGACAGCCTCTCTAACAGCAATTGCTTCAGAAGCAATAAAGGTTTCGATCTGACGACGATTCATTGCCTCTACACCAACTGGTACTGTACCACCAGCAGGTAAAGCATTGTACTGAGATGTTTCCAAGTATTGAATAATATTTTGAGTAGCCATAATAAACCTCCTTAGGTGTATTGCTCTGCGTCGAAAAGAATACCGCAAGAACCAAGATGGTCTGCAATCAATTGCATTTTAACATACAGTTGAGCTGCACGTGCAGTAGTTCCAGAAATATGTTCGAAAGGCGAAACTGCAAAGTCAGCATCTTTATGCATACACAACTTAACTCCATCGAAGTTAAGGAAGTAAGCAGATATAAATCCTGCTCCAAAGTCAGTTGATGTATATGCAAAACCTAGTTCTAGGTCTTGTTCAACAACTGCACCACCAAAGGCTAGTTGCATACGTCCACCATCAAGAGTTTTTTCGTTGATATAACGCTCTTGTGCGAACAATGCACGACGGTAGTTTGCCATACACGCTTCAGACATAAGCACACAGTCAATTTCTCCCATGTGAGTTACTGAGTTTGCTTGAATAGCAACTTGTTGCATACCTCTAATACCGTTAGCACTGAAGTTTGCTTGTACATCAAATACTTGGTTTTGCCAACCAGTAGTAGTATTGTAAGTAGCCTTAGAAATACCACCTACAGTATTATTTTGGTTACCAGCAGCTGGACCTTTGTTTTCTGCTTCTAAGAATCCACCAGCAACATCACCATTCAGTGTGTTTACAGTAGTAAGAATTGTTGAGTTACCACGCAAAAGTTGTTTGTTTAACTCTCTTCGTAGCATACCCATTACAGAACGCATACGTGCTTCAACAATCTTAACGATTGCTTTCTCGCCTTGGTTCTCCAACTCTTCTTTCTTAGTGATAACAATAGGTGCAGTGAAATCAGCCCATTCGTAAATGGCTGGTTGCAATACATCTTTAACAGCCAAGTTAACTGCTTCGTATCCAGTTGGAAGATTTGTAATTTGTGAGTGTTCAGCGATTGAAAGAGGACGTTGGATTTTAATACCACCATCTTCATATTCAATCCCATTATATCGTTTCGCATTATCTAAGAATGCGACTTTTTGAAATAGTTCATCAACCTCGCCATCACGGATGGAATACAAGGTTGACGACAATAGATCATTAGAAATTGCCATTGTATTACCTTAATAAATATTAATAGATTAGTTTAACGTATTCCAGACGGAGTGTTGTCGAGGTATTCCGTAGAGTCTCTTAATACTTATAATAGTAATAAAATAGTGTGGTGTCAACCAAGGTGTGATCTATATTGTTCAATCCATCCCATTAAGAATGCACCAGGACATTCTGTTTCACCGTGTTCTGTATGACCATATACATCTTCTGGCTCTAATACAAAATCATCACTTAATGCTCTTATTAACGAAGTAAGTTGTGCCATTTGTGTCATACTAGGAGCAATTACACTTGTGTTACCAACAACACAAACACCAATACTGTAGCGATTATTGCCTTTTGTATGTGCGCCAATCTTAGCCAACGGTCTACATTCGTGAATTACACCATCTTCAGTAATTACAAAATGGTATCCTATATCGTTCCAACCATTATCTTCGACGTGCCACTTACGTATATCTTCTACTGTTGTTGTTGATGGACTTGCACTATGATGTATAATAATTTTATCAATTTTTCTACCGACGTGAAATCTATCGGGGCGCAAAACTAAATTTTGTAATCTGTAGTATCTCATTTCTTTGCCTGTTGTGACTTGTGGTATTGGTATGCAGACCAAGCATCACGAAACTTAGGAGTACCAGATGGACTTACTGATTTACCTGTGCTTGTTTTCCGCAATGTTTGCCGTCGTGAAGTTCGTTGTTTCTCCAGTTCTTTTCGCTCTGCTGATATTTTTTCTGCATCTACTTTTGCTTTTACAATGTAAAAGGCATCTTCAAGCCTAAGTTCCGGTCTGGCTCTTAGCATTTCAGCAATAGGCATTCTGTATTGATCATCCATTAATTCTGGATTATCACTTTTAAACTGTTCAAGTTGCATACGACGTTGTTTAATCTGCATTTCTTCTTGTGCAGGCTTCATCATCTCTTGCAACATTTGTGCAGCTTGTCTTTTAATTTCTGCTTGCATACCCTCTGGGGTGTACAAGTCGTACTCTTCTTCTTGGTGTTTTGCTAACTCTTCCTCTGCTTGTCTGAGGTATGGGTTATTGAGCGACAAGTCTTGTTGTCTTTGCAACTCTGCTCGTTCGGCTTCGAGTTGTTTGCGCATTTCAGCCAACTCTTGTGTCTTTCGAGTATATGATGAACGTATATTAGCAACGTGTTTCCTAGCATCTTCGGGTATGTGTTTCATCCATTCGTGTAATGGCTTCATTCCTTTGTGATTAGCATCATCAGTAAATTCTGCGTAATCATCTTCACCTAAGTCTAATAACTCGTCTATGGTTAACAGTTGCTCTTCGTGTGTTTCAGTTTCTTCATCGGACGCTGTATCAGTAGAGTCAACTTCGCCTGTATTCTCGACAGACTCGACGTTATCGACAGTTGTATCTTCAGCGACAGTTCCTTGAATAGGAGTGTTGTCATTCATTTTAATATTTCCTCGTTGTTGGTTTACGTTTTTTCTTTGCTGTTTTTGCAGCACGTTTAAAATTTGCAGAAGTAGGTGCGCCCTTACTTCCTTTCTTTCTCATCTTTTCACCACTACCGGCTTTAATACGTTTGCGTTTCGCGTGAATGTTAGCGTACAAACCTTTCTTTTTTCCTGGCATTACATTCTCTCCATAAACAAAGCGTCCATCTGTTCTTCATCAGGTGCTTCACCACCCATCATAGATTCACCAGCAGACATATCCATCTCTTCTTCAACATCACCACTAGGTGTTTCTTTTAAGTAGCGTTTAAATTCTTTAGAGTTTACTAGATTGTTAATCTTACCGGCAAGCATATTCAACATTGCGTCATCAGTAATCTCGCTAAGTTCAAAAGACATCTCATCATCGATAAGGTCCTGTCCAACGGCATCATCAATAGCACCACTAAACATCATAAGTACACGAACAAAATCAGTTGGTAGTTTAGTAAGAGGTTCACTAAAGGTAGGATAGTCAGGTGTTTGACCAAACAATGGCAGTAAACGATTAGTCGCTTTAACCAAGTTGTTTAATGCTTTCGGAGTATAGTTACCCTCTGGAGCCATATCTTCAAACATCATCTCATCTTCATCTTCAGCACCTTGTATTTCAATCTCCATTTCCATAGTTGGCTGATCCATCTCTTCTTCTCTCATTTTGATTCTCCTGCGAATGCTTTTTCAAGTTTACCAGATAGCGCATCTTCAGCAGTGAATGCTTCCACGACCGCTTCCTCTTTTGTTTTACCATTATCTAATGCTGTTGTGTAGGTGTCAATGCATTTATCTTGAAACTCTACACGTTGTTTTTGTGCTTCAACTGCATCATCCCACCGATGTTTAGGCAAGTCTGCCTCACACACAAAGCCTCTGGACTCCATAATCTTTTTCTCTTTGTGCGGACTATCAACGTGAGTACCTAAAGCCTTACTGTAATAACCATCAGCACCATACCGACCAGTTGTATTCCAACTTGTATGCGCACTAGGAGCAAACATTAAACGATAAATAGAACCACCACAACCATAATCAGTAGTATCAACACCACATTCAACCGGTTCAGGGTCATTAATAGATAAGATTTCTTCATGTACTTTGTTGCAATCACAGCATCTGTATTCATATAACGGCATTACAATCTACCTTTATTGATAGATTCTGCAAAGGCTTGTGCTGGAAGTTCGCCTTGTGCGCCTATATCACCAGCAACAGTTTCAACTTCTCCAGGAGTACCCATTGCACCTTGTGGTGGCATTGCTTGTTGTATAACCTCTTTAAAAGAATCTGGCATTTCAAAGAGTCTAATTAACTCTTCTTTAATCGTATCAGGCTTAACACCTAGTTGTATTAGTGTTGGTAATAGTTGTACAATGTTACTTCTTTTTAAAGCCTGTGACAATGGTGTAGAACTTTGATCCAATGCAACAATCTTAAACTTTGCATCTAAGTCTTGTGATGTTATGATTACCGGCTTTTCGTCTACTTCAATAACGGCAATTTCTTTTTCTTCCGCTATCAAAGCAATGATACGTAAGTATACAGTACTTATCATTTCAATAGCACCATCTCTTTCACGTGCCAACTTACCAATTTCACTTGCAGAGTATTGGGCTAATGCAGCTACTTCGGTTGCTGTCGCTTTCGTAGCTTCCCCTCTACTAAACGGCGCAAGTATACTACCACGGTTGATGTCATCTTCGATAAACCCTAAGTACCTCTCAAAGTTGTTACTCATTGGCTCTACACCTAAAGGTTGTATCACGCCTTGTAACACAGGTTCATCTACTGCAATCATTGCACCATCAACACCAGCAGTAATTTTTGCTAGAGACTCCTCATCAAGCGCACCCTCCTTGTAAAGATACTGACGTGAATCTCTCCGAATGGCATTAGCCCAATACGTTCTTAATATGTTTTTCTCGTAAAACTGATCGTACACACGACTCACAGCAGACAAACCTTGCATTGGTTTCTCTGGCTTACGACTATAAAACAAAGGACAGATAGGTGTTAATGGCTGATCATCATACGTTCTTACAGGAATCTCTTCCTTTGCCAACAATCCCTCACCCTCTTTGTAACTTGGTGACCAAAAATACAATTGGTCATACAACATATCATAAAACTCTACTACCTGGATATACAGATAATCATCTGGTAAATCATCAGAAACACCACTAAACTTCTCTTGAGGTGTAAAAAACTCTACCTTTGGAATTGCAGTATAGTCTTTGCTACCAAACTTTTCTCTTGCTTCCGGTATACTTAAATAATATGTATGTGCTATAAACCTTTGGTCCTGCCAACTATTGGCGTCCATATCTACTATCACTTCCCAACAAGGCAAAGCACGGATCGTTACTCTTTCCAATATATCCGTGCTTTCAGTAGGTGACAGTTTGAGGAAACTTGAGGGATAAATAAGGGCAAGTCTACTGGCTATTTCCAACTGTTCACGCTTGTCAAACAAAAACCGATTGATAATTGCTTGTGCTACTTCTGGTCTACCTGCTGTTTCGCTAGCGTCCTTACCAACAACAATAGCAGGATTGCGACTAAACAACGATGCAATAAACCCCTCAACATAACTAAAACAATCCGCAGTTTCTATTCGAATCATTGTATCATCCATATACTCACTTTGCCAGAATCTATTCTCATACACGTCTCGATAACGCTTTAACTCCGGTCTTAACTGATCATAAAAATGATTATGCTCATCCAGTACTGTTCGTATTAGATGTACTATCTCTGCTTTTGTTCTAGCCATTAGTATCTCCTATGCAGTTGAGGACTAACACCTGCATTCGATAACACCTTATCTGCTTTTTGTGCGATTATCCACTCTGGCAAATATGCTCTCTCTTTTATCTTAACACTATTCAAACACCAATATGCCAATGCCATTGCCATTGCACTATCACAGTGTGTATCCATATCATCACCAAACTTTAACACTCCTTTCTCATCTACCGTTATACTTCTTAGTTCTGTAACCGTGATGTTGTCGATAGTACGTATAGCACCTGTCTGTATTCCTTTCTTTAAGTTCTCAAACAACAATGGCTTTGTTCTACTTGTTGTTAAAAAGTCTTTACCTGTATGACTGTCTTTCCATAACTTATAAAACCCCTGGTGCATTAGTTCATTAATCGTTGCTAATCCATAGTTGTTACTCTCTACCAATGTCAATGCATTGTTATATGTCACACTCATATCGTATATATAATCTGCTAACTGTACCGGACTAACTGTATTACTTCTGTATATACACACTGGCTGTAATGTTATCCTGCTTACACAATACACTACTGCATAATCTCTACCAACACCACCACTAACATCTACACCAATAGCATACGTATCATCTGGCTTAGGTTCTTCGAATGTTACCCACTCTGTAGGATTAACCTGTACTACATCTATATGTTCAAAGTCTTCGTATGTAAAGTATGTGTTGCCACTAATCCTGTATGCTTCATCTAATGACAATGGATACTCTCTTACAAACTTCTCCCATCCTAACTTACTTATCTTCTCTCTTCTCCAACATAGTTGTCCTAGTGTCAGTCCATAGTCTTCCTGTAACTTTAACTCTGTATCAGTCAACGTTATAGGTATATCTTCCATTGTATATTCTGCGTGTCTATACCAAGGAAAGAACAAGTAGTTCCATCTAGCCTCACCTATCTGATGCTTATGTATCTCTTTCCACAATGCATCATTGTAGTAGTTTGCTGTACTCTCTATGATTAACTGTCCATCATTCAATGCACTGATAGCACTAGCCTTAAGTTCTTCTGGATTCTCTGCAAAGGCATACTCAGATATATGTAGCATAGAACAAGTCTGACTACGTAGACCACCTGCTTGAGTTGCTGCGGATGCAACAATCCTACCACCGCCTTTGAATGCTAACTCTGTTGTATTGTTAATCTCTACTTCACGCTGTAAACCAACAGGCAGATACTGATAGAACCTCTTGTGTATATGCAGTAGATGCTTAGAACTAGCAATCTTGTATGACAGAATAACACACGTCAATGGTGTAGTAGCAGTGTATGCTTTCCAGAACATATACGCACACACTACAGTAGATGAACCAATCTGCCTAGGCTTAAGAACCAACGTATCCTCGCCCTCCTCCAATGCATTGATGATGTCTATCTGTTCTGCATTCAGACGTAGCGGAACAATCTTGCCATACTTATTGACAATCCGTAACCTAGATATGAACTGGAACGGATCTGCAAAGACTTCTTGGATGCTGAGTTCATTCATATCCGGCACCTTTTCCCCCTACGGGGGAACCCCAAGGTCGCGCGTACGCACCCAGGCACACACACGCCTGCGCCCGTTGTAATGAGTATATGCCATATGCCATAAGGGGGATTCCCAAGGGTCGAGGGTGGGATGTGTCAAGTGACATAAACCACGTTTTACTATGTGTCATCTGATATATCACTTGACGCTATCCACTTCTGTATCTCTACTATATCGGTATTATCGGGTTCGCCTAGTTTTTGTGTCACTTCCCTCTGGTGTAAAAGTGACACAAACTGGTTTAAGTTATGTCCGTTAAACGTAACACAACTGCCATTATTTTTTATCTCACTTTGGGCTAGCGTTATGTATGACCAAAGAAGCGCATTTATATTCTGCTCCTTAATAGCCTTACTCATTAGAGCGACTGGGGACAATAGCCTACCTGAGGAACTACCCTTTGGTCTACCTCTCTTCCGTTTAATTAGTTGGTCTGACATATAATTATATCCTGGTTTGAAAGTGGTATAAAATATTATATATCATATTTATTTGTATATTAAAAGAGAGATAAAAAGATAATGATAATTAGAAAGTGGGTTTAGTGATGGTGGTGTTGATGATGATTGACAATACATTGAACCAATAAAACAGCAAAAAACCACAATGTAATTACACATAATGAAACTTTTTTTAATTATTTTTTCCATTCTACATACTCGATAAACAGTAAACAATAGAATATGTACAGAATAAAAAGAATAAAAAAGATTGATACTTTACTTGCATATCTGTTTTGCCTATGCTAAGATTAAAGTATCAACAATGAAGTTGATTAATACTAACCATTCAACCAAGAGTAATACAATGAAATTACATCACACAAAATACAAAAAGAACTATCTCAGATACTTATCACAGGTAATGGAGACAGAAGATTGTCGCTATCCTATACAAGAGGCGCTCGAACAGATCTTCGAACGATTCTATAAAGAGATGAACGTGCAAGCAGATCAACACAGTATGACCCACTGGTTACAAGGTCTAGCAATACCTATCGCCTGTTATAATTATGAAATTTTACAGTTAGCCAAGGATATGGGGAGTTGTGATGATGTTTTAACCGATAGACAAGAGGATCTAATTTGTAACAATTACTTTTCTTTTATGGCTAACATCATTCTAGCACACGAACCAAAATATGACATTATTCGACATTATAAAGCGGGGGGTTGTCTACGTATTCGAAAAGGTGGATACAAAAACCTAACTATAGTCAAGGCACGTCAACACTGTACCGATCCTGCTACGTCAACAGATGAATATTTCGACGGCTACGACTATACCGAAAAAACCAAAAAACAACTAAGATTCAAATAGGAGTAAACAATGACTTACGCAAATATAACGAACGCAAAAATATCCGAGTTCACAGGTAACATACATCAATACTACGATAGTTATGGATTCACAAAAAAGTGTGGTGTACCTATCGACTATATGATTCAAATAAATAACGTCAATAGATGGTATCGTGTCAAGGTCTATCAAGTATCAAATACTGGTACTGCATTCATTAAGACTAAAGACAATCCATTTCTAATAGTAGACATTCATAAAACTGAAAATCACGTACACTTTTTCTTTACTGATGATGATGGTGTCAACGGTGTGTTTTTACTAGAAAGGGGTAACTAATGACAATAACAAAATTACAAGTATGCTACGATTGCCATACATACGTTACAGGAGATCTAACTCCATTCGATTATCACTATAGTCCAGAGGAGTCCGAGATCAAGATCAACCATATCGAACAGTGTCTAACGGAACTTACAGAACAGTACGGCTATGTCACAAACGGGGATGTGGTCTGGAATACTGATGAGTTCAGTTCACAAAAATGCGAGTGTTGCTACTCAGATCTAGCCGGTGCTCGACTCACAATTATATTCATTAAAACAGGAGTAAACAATGACTAACACTGACCTACTACAACCAAGAACAGCCCTACAATGGGATATGAAATTCAGACTGGAGAAAAACACGTTGTTAGAACGTGAGATAGATCCAATATGCAATATAATGAAGTCCATAGCATTTTGGAATAGGCACAAAAACGGGTTCTCATACGACTGTACATTCAATGAAAACTTAATGACACTCTCAGAGGATAACTTTAGAAACTACTTGCTTGATATGATCCTATGTGACTGTGAAGTATTCACTGAAAACAGTACAGTAGGAATCAAATGTGGACGTGGTGGTCATCATGTATGGGTATCCAGTAGTAATAACGAAAGGATTATGATGATCTGGGTAGAGGTGACCAAATGAAACCAATGAAAATACTAATAGCCTGTGAGGAGTCCGGCGCTGTCCGTGATGCGTTCATCCGGAGAGGACACCAAGCTGTATCCTGTGACCTGATACCCAGTTCGTCAGGCAATGACCATCCACATATTATTGGTGATGCTTTGGAAACAATACGTAGTCAAAAGTGGGATATGATTATCGCATTCCCACCTTGCACGTACCTATGCAGTAGTGGTCTACACTGGAATAAGCGACGACCAGAAAGGGCAAAGTTAACCGATCAAGCATTTGAGTTCTTTATGGAGATAGCAAATGCCGACTGTGAGCGAATAGCAATCGAGAATCCGATAGGGTGTGTATCTACACGATGGCGCAAACCGGACCAGATAATACAGCCCTATAACTTTGGTCACAATGCGAGTAAACGCACGTGTCTATGGCTAAAGAACTTACCACTACTGAAAAACACTGGCTACGTAGAACCTCGGTATGTAAATGGTTTACCGAGGTGGGATAATCAAACCGACAGCGGACAAAACAATCTAGGAATTCACAAGGACCGATCAAAAATTAGAAGTAAAACGTACACTGGAATTGCATTAGCAATGGCACAACAATGGGGATAGATATGAAACACCTAAGAATCCTGGCTTTAGACCTTATTACAATTTTCGCAGTCGCGCTATGCATTGGTGCGCACATAGCAATGGCAACTATTTTACTGGGATATGCGATTGGCTATTGACAAACTAAACTATTATGATACAATACTACTAGACCACCCACAACCAAGGAGTAACCAATGAGTTACAATTTACCACCTGACTGGCACGAACACTGGAAGTACTGCTCTTACCATCAGCACAGATACCACGCATCCGAGGGATGGTGCAGATACTGTGAAGAAGAAGACGAAGAGGAATCTAGCGAAGAGGAATCTAGCGAAGAGGAATCAAGTGATGATGATGATGATGATTGCGATATACTTTGCTTTTGTCGAGAATGCTTAAACTAACAACAACCCCAGACTCGGAGATTAAAATGAGTACTGACCACTATCTACTACAACCAATAATGGACTCACTAAGCGCACGTATGCCGTTTATGTATGAGTTCTATTCATCACCACACAGGGACAACACCCAGACGGTGACCATACTTAACCCACTTCGCGATAATCGTCGTGTCAATGTGATACTTCATAGGAGGTACACGATGGGAACAACCAAACAGGTTGCGCTATCCAACACGTGCGTTACTGTGTTCCTAGAACGTGGAGGTAAAACGACTGAGCAGACTATGCCGTACTCCACTGATGAATACAATGCTGTGTCCGTCAATGTCATACCTCTATCAAATGTCTATGAGGTGATACCGGAGGTACAAGAGCGATGGGTATCCTACTGTATGAACATCTTTGATATGCAGTGTGTGGAAAACATCAAAATCTTTCTAGGTAGTGAGGTGAACGATGTTTAATAAAATGGAGTTTCAAAAACTACGTCATGAGACTGGATTAGAGTACGGGTATTCAGGAATGAATCAAGAACAATTTGCTGTTTATTTAATGAGTGAGATTCCAACATTAAGACGAATGTCACAAAAGAAAATATCACGTTGGGAATCTGTCAGTGAAAAATATGGTGGTACTCCCAAACATTACGAACTGTGCCAACTCTCGCATTGGATTGCAAGCAAATATGGCAAGGAACGGGCTATCGCGATTACGGGTTTAGACCCAGGCAATTTACCTGACACAGCATTTGATGTACCTATACGTCAAAAGTTTAATCGACGTGCATTTAAAATCGCTCGTCGCAAACTTAACCTCACACAAAAACAGATGGGTAAGGAGTTAGGAGACATCACGCAAAAAACTATTAGTTTTTGGGAGAACGGCAAAAACGCTCCAACTTTTCTATATTTAGAATACATTCACAATTATTTTTCACAGGCGTTAGGTACAGATGTTGCGGATGGTATTGCGTCTGGATTAGATGGTGGCACGTATGACAAACTTAGAAACATACCGGCGGAGGTAACACAACCTCGGTTACGTGAGATTGTAATGGTCACGTATGAAAGTGGTGTCATACGGTGGTTCCCACACACCACGGACACACTCAACCAAATTGTTATTGACTTCGACTCTATAAAGGAAGTGGCAATCATAGAGCAGGGAGGTGAGCAATGATTAGGCTTACGAGGTTAGACCGTAATACACCTTTACTACTAACCGGGGTACACGCTGTGTATCCTGGCAGTAGAGGTGGATCGACCGTAGTATACTATGGACAACTGTTTGAGGTTAAGGAATCAATTCAGGAGGTAGAAAGTGTTTGGCACGATTCTTGCTTTAATAGTAATATTGATGGTGATGATGATTATAATAACAACATCACTAATAATAATCGGACTGTACCTAGACAGCCAAACCGAGAACTGAGAATCCAGATTCTGTTCGACGGTGAGATGATAGATGTAGATGTAGATCCTACGTGTGAACCAAGACTGGTTACCACGATTGCATACAATACTAATCTGCAAGGCGTTATCACCCATTGGTTTAGTTTGCACGAGGAAAGGTATGGTGACATACCTCCAATCATCTCCTGTACAGATATGGGTGTGATATGCGCGTTACAGGGTAAGGCTAATGGATATGAGAATGGCAAACGTTTATTGACGTGGCTGTTCACATCTGACCATAGTCGCGCTGTTTGGTATCGTGAGAATAAAAATACATCACCTACTACCGTGCTACGCTCTAAGGTTTACGCTGAATGTTTGACATTTGAATCGGAATCTGTACTGAAACAAAAGCCTAAGAATCAATCGCCCGTCCATCGCTTTGATGCTGATGGCAACTTAATTTAGGAGGACGCTATGCCATACTACAGTAGAGAATCAGATCAACCAAAGCCACGTCGTGAAACGGATGATGGGAAACGGTACTCGGTAGTCTATGCTATCGAACAGTTTATGATGAACTTCAATAAACGTCAGGACTATATGCGTGTGATGTATCCCACGTGGGAATCCCATCTGGAGATGGTGAAAGACCAAGTCATTATGGAGGCTAGCAAACGTCTGTGTAGGAGTAGTGAGCAGTACGCTAAACTGTCACACTTCCTAGACCACGTGGAGGACATCATACGTGAACAGGGTGGTACTGGTCTGACAATAAAAAACTACCAGTACTGTGAGGACTGCCAAGTCAACGATGGTATACGATACACAACCTTTGCCTACGTGCTACTGGAGACACAGGAGACTATCACCAGGAATCGAGTCACTAGATGTACGTGCAAGGGTTCGTGCGATCACTATCCGAATATGATGGCTTGGAACGTTCTACTAGACAAACTGACCAACGACGCACGTATCCAACTGCTAGGTCACTGGGTAACGGACTATCGATACCCTAGACTACCACGTAGTATCACAGATCCGGATGGATATGATGCATTGCAAAAGCACCTGCAAGAGGAACGTGATTCTGGTCGAGTCAATCACTATCTCCAGTACATACACAAACTGGAGGAATGGCTGGCGAGCAAGGAGTCAGAACAAGAGGAAGAGTTACCACCTTGGTAGACAAAACTAAACTATTATGATACAATACTATTACAACAACAACATTCAGGAGTAAACAATGAATGAAAATACTGACACAACAGCCTTGTTCAAGGCAATACAAAAATTCCACAAAACAGATACTGTCGTTAATATGACAGGGTACAATCCACGATTCAAAAGCGCATACGCTACGCTAGCTGACATACAAAAGGCATTACGCCCACCATTGTTAGAAGCCGGACTAATTATTGTACACCAGTTAGGTAGCGACGATATGATGACCAGTTCTGTTATACACGTAGAGTCTGGTCAATCCATCTCTAGTACGTTTAAACTACATCTTAAAAGCAACGACATTCAAGCCTGGGGTGGTGCTATCACCTACGCTAAACGTTATGCTATATC